ATCTTCGGAGGTGTTTCGGCTGCGCCGGGTCCGTGACCTGTTGCGCGGCTCATCATCTTCGTCATCGTCGTCATCCCGGCTGCGACGCAACGGCATGGCGTCCTCAGTATCATCCTCGGAGAAGGTATATGATGATTCAGAATCAGCGTCCCGCGACCCGCGACCCTTCTGACGCGGTTCGTCGTAGTCGTCGCTTTCCGGGTCGTCGTCTTCAAGGTCGTAGTCAGCCAACTGCTGGAACTCGGGCAGGAACCGCACGTCCAGCGTCTTTCCGGAAGGACCGGTACGGTTCAGTTCCACCAGAATATTCATCAGTTCCGGCGGTGCTGTCTCATCCTGCAAGATCGGACGGTTGAGCATCATCACGATGTCAGCGTCCTGTTCCAGCGAGCCGGAGTCACGGAGCATGTAGGACCGGGGCATGCCGTCACCGTTACCTTCACCGGCACTTGAAGCACTGGCACGGTTCACCTGAGCAGCAGCGACAACACTAACGCTGAATTCCAGAGCCGAGAGCTTCAGCTTGCGTGAGGCATCTTCAATCTCTTCGCGCTTGCTGTGGCCCGACTTCACGAACAGCTGGATGTAGTCGATGAACACCACGATGGGGTAGCCTTCGCCGTACTTCAGACGCAGTGACATGATCGCGGAGATGACACTGTTGACGCCATCACGGATGTCAGTGACGAACATGGTGTAGAGCTTGGAGCCAATCAGCTCAGCTTCACATTCATTCAGCTCATCCTGCTGGTCAGGAGACAGGTCGTCCATGCTCTTGTGTCCGTCAAAGATGTCCTGAATGAGGCGCTGCTCAATGTTTGAATACGCGGAGAGCATCTTGGTGAAGAGTTCCTTCTCGGAAAGCTCCAGAGACACGAAGAGCACCGCAGCCCCGTTTGCCAGAGCTTCCAGAGCGCCGTTGAAGAGGATCATCGACTTACCGACCTTGGGTCGGGCACCAATGAGGTACATACGCCGGGGTTCGTACCCGCCGTTCAACACCCCGTCAAGGGCACGGAGTCCGGTAGGTGCACGCCATTCCACACCGAGGGACTTCTCCGCCTTGAGCTTGGTGATTACATCACCAAGGCGGGTGACGCTGCTGACCTCGCCGTTGTCCATCGAGATGTCGCGCAACTTGTTATTGGCGTCGTTGAGGCTGATGTCACCACTGAGAAGGTCGGCACGGACAGTCTCAATGCCCGTCAGCGCATTGCGCTTGGCCCGCTCCTTGATAAGAGCGTTGATCGACCCGCGCAGAGTGTCAAGGTTGCGGATAGTGTTGATGATCTGGAGCTGGGTCACGAAGCCGTTGACGGAAGGCACCAGACGGTCCGAGGCAGGGTTCTTGGACAGCTCGTCGGTCACCGTGGAACGGCTCAGGGGCTTGCTGTTTTTGACCACGTTCTGGATCGCCGTGGCGACCATCCTGATTTCAAAGTCGTGGAACAGGTCAAGGACCTCATCCCCGCCCATCTGCTCAATGATTCTCCAGTAGCCAGCACCTTCAGCGATGCACGCACCGATGACATCGGACTCGGTTTGCGGAGAGCTAGGCAGTGTTTGAATATCGGACATCACATACCGTTTCTTTACATATTTTTGGCGTTGAAACTATTTCTCTGAGGATACCGTATCACAAACTTGACAACCTTGGCGACAAAAAGAGAGGATGTAGCCAGATGCTAGTATCAGTTTTGACAAATAAGAACAACGAAACTGGGACGAGGCTCGACAGATGCACGTAGGTGGCAGTAGTGGAGTGACGCAGTTTGTCACCATGGTCACCGACCGTGAACAACGAGCTTCAGAGTCGATCTTTGCATTGGTTGATAGCAGGGATGCAACGTCACTGAGACTACAGCATTCTGACAGCGAACTTTGGGTCACTGACTCTGAGGGCGTGGTACTGGGAAGGTTCCCCAAAGGACATCCTCTGACCAAGCCGCAGACATGTGCCCTTGAAATTGTAGGGTTCGAAGTTATCGGCAATGCGAATGATCCGACTCGCCCAAACCTGATGGTTGAGATAAGGATGGTTGGCCGTGACGACGACAATGGAGCTATTGTCGCCTAGCGAAGTAAAGGTAGTAGCGCAGGGGCTTACCCTGTCGCGAGCGATGTTGGACAGGGTGCTCATCAAGAGCGAAGACTTTGTTGATTACATCAGCGACACCAAACTCGTTAAGGCTCCGGATGAGTACACCCCTCATCCGTGGATGAACGCTACCGATATTCGTCGTATCGAAAAGCAGATCAAGTCGTGGTCTTGGGAGACCGCGACTCTTCCGACGTGGGTGGAGAGCACCCTCGCTGAAGCCAAGTGGTCCTACAAGCAGTACTTCAAGGAAGAAAGCATCGCGTGGCTGTTCGGCGGCACCCGTGCCGTCATCCAGACCCCGTACACGCTGACCCTTGCCAACCGCATCGGCAACCTGCACTCCAAGTACTACTACAGCACGTCCCTCAACGGCTGGGTCATCGAATCCCCCGAACTGGACGCCGACGAGCTGCGGGACATTTTCGACGTTTACGAGATCATCCCCTCCCCGAAGCTGAACACGGTCATGGAAGGGCGCGGGGAATGGAAGCGTGCCCTTGAAGCCCTTGTTGAAGCAGCCCTCGCTGAAGGGTTTGAAGTACCTACCGGCATCAAGTCCGGGCGTACCTACAAGCCCCATCAGGAGCAGGCTGTCCTCGGCATGGCTTACCGTGGCGACTGCAACATGCTTGCCGATCAGGTGGGTCTGGGCAAGGGCGGTGAGTTCGTCGGCGGCGGTCTTGTCATGGAGGAGTTCCTCAAGAAGACCGGCGATACCACCTACCCCACGGTGGTCAGCGTCACCAAGTCCATGAAGCATGAGATTGCCGAAGAAATCCTGAAGTGGAAGCACAACGCCCAGATTCAGATTCTTGAGGGAACCAAGCAGGGCGACATTCTCCCCGGCACCCAGTACATCATCCTCAACCATGACCTGCTCGCCAAGCGACTGCCGGACATTCTGGATGCTGAGCCGCGCTCGTTCATCGCTGACGAGTCCCACGTCTTCAAGTCAGAGACCGCCGTGCGCACCAAGGCTGCACTGGAACTGGCAAAAAACATCCGCAAGCGTGTCCCGGACCCCTACATTGTCATGGCGTCAGGAACCCCATTCCTGAACAAGCCTGCCGAGCTGTGGAGTGTACTCTGCATCCTTGGCATGGACGAGGTTTTCGGTGAGTACGCCATGGAGAAGGTGGGCCGTGACATTCAGGTCCGCGTGAAGACCAAGTTCGGTCCCAAGATGAAGAAAATCTGGCCGCAGCGTGCATTTGAAATGCGCTGGTGCGGCGGTCGCCACCGCAAGTACACCGATGAGAAGGGCATCCAGCACCTCGGTGACTGGGAAGCCAATGGCGCAACCAACACCGCCGAGCTGAACAAGCTCCTCGTCCGTCACTGCATGGTCCGACGCCGCAAGGCAGATGTTATCGACCCGCTGCCAGAACTGCGCGAACAGCTTGTCCCCATCCAGTGTGAAGACGACGAGATGGTGGAGCGCTACGAGCAGATCAAGCACGAGTTTGCTGACTACGTAGTCGAAAAAGCCATCGAGGAAGCCGAAACCGAAGGTTACGACGAAACCACTGCGATCCGCTCTGCCCTGAACAAGCTCGTCAACGGCGAGCAGATCATGCAGATGACAGCGATGCGCCAACACGTTGCCCAGATGAAGACTCAGGGCACCGTGGACTGGATTCACCGCTTCATGGCAGGCGACCCGGAGATCACGGGCGGCGACCCGACCCGGCGCAAGCTGATCGTGTACGCATACCACCGTGAACCTCAGACGGTGCTGGCTAACCACCCCGAACTCCAGCAGTACGGCGTGGTCACCATCCTCTCCGCGAAGGACCAGAAACAGGACTCCATCCAGTCCGGCAAGAAGCTCTTTCAGGAAGACCCGAACACCCGCCTCATCATCTGCTCCATGGCTGCCCGTGAAGGTCACACCCTGACCGCCGCCAAGGATGTCTACCTGCACGAAATCCCTTTCGTGCCGTCGTGGATCGTGCAGATGGCGGGACGGTGCTGGGCGCGTTTCTCGGAGCTGTACGAGCCGCACGAGGCTTACCTGCACTACGCAGTCGTCATGGGCACCATCGACGCTGATCTGGTCCGTATGGTCCGTCTGAAGAAGCAGCGTTTTGACGCTGTGATTGACGGCGAGGGTCAGGATGACGAGACGATGGCTGACCTGAACAATAAGTCAGTTGACATTCTCGCTCACATTTTGGAAACAAACGGCGGAAAATTCTC